ACTATAGATTACAAAAAGCTTACATTACAGAAGCTAAAAAGTATTGTTACAGAGAAAGGATTGGCTATAGATACTTCCAAATTAAAAAAACACGATTTATTGAAATTGCTTGGAATTGAATAAAGATTTTATCTTGCAACTATATAAATGTCATGGGCAACCTGTTATTCTGGATCTAATAATATAAATTTCAATTTTCCTCCTATAATGGCAGATGGTCGCAGTTACGCATCATGGCAACCAGATGCAGTCGTCAATGAGAGAATACAAAAACAAGAGGGTATTCAAAATAACTGGCAATATCGCCAATATTTGCAAAAAAATGGGCTTCAAATTATGAACTATAATTCCACTGAAGCCTGTTATGATTTAGGATTAGATCCTCACATTCAAACGGACAAAACACCCTCTAGCAATGTTCCTTATACATTTAGAAATACGTTTGATACCAGTACACCTGGATATGGTTATTGCAACAGCGATTTGAAAAATCCTTATTTATCAAGCGAACAATTGAATTCTAGATTGATATCAATTCATATAAAATCAGACCATGCAAAATAAACACAAGTGAATTTTATATACCTTTGAATATTTATCGTTGTAAAAACAATATAATAATACTTTTCTATACTTTATTATTATATGAAGATTCTATCTATTGACGTCGGAATTAAAAATTTAGCCTTTTGTCTATTTGAAAAACCTCAAGATTCCGAGCATTTTTTTATTAAAAAATGGGATATTGTCAATATTTCTGAACAAGAAACTTTGAATTGTAAAGAATGTAATAAACCTGCTAAATTCAAAAAAAATGATCAATGTTTTTGTTTAAAACATTCAAAAAAACAACCTTTACAAATTCCAGGACCGGAACAAAAAATTACATTTATTAATAAACAAAAAATTCAAAAACTTTATGAAATTGCTGACTCTCATAAGATTATTTATGAACCAAAGTGTAAAAAAGTTGATTTAATTAAAAAAATAAATCACTATATATCTAGTCATTATTTTGAAAATATTGTATCTGTTAAGGCTGCTAATGTTGATTTATTTGAAATAGGTCTACATATAAAAAATAAATTCAATAAATTATTTCAAGAAGAAGAAATCATTGATCATGTAATTATTGAAAACCAAATTAGTACTATTGCTACTAGAATGAAGACAATTCAAGGAATGATTGTTCAATACTTTATTATGTCGTCTATTGTTGTCGGGCATATGGAATTCATATCATCATCTAATAAACTAAAAGATTGTGATAAAAAAGAAAAGTCTACTTATAGCGACAGGAAAAAACTTGGTATTGTAAAATGTTTAGAAACAATTACAAATGATTTTAGATTTTCTCAATATGTTGATTACTTTACAAAACATAAAAAAAAAGATGACTTGGCTGATTCATTTTTACAAGGTATCTACTTTATATCCACCTTTGAGAAAGGTGGAGCCAAATAATAAATAATTTTTGAGAAAAGTGGAGCCAAATAATAAATAATTTTTGAGAAATGTTGATCCAAATAAGAAACAAAATTAAGAAAGTTTAGTATCAAATTACATGTTCAAATACATAAATAAAATTAGTAGATTTGGCTCCACCTTTTAAAAAGACGGAATATATATTTTACAATTCGTATGACTTAAAATTATCTATTCTAATAAATGAATAGAAATAATGACAGACATTATAGAAGCTACTGACTTAGATATTGGCGGACCATCTTTTGGAAATTCATCCAATTTTGGTGGCGGTCTTGAACTACTTATGAATGAAAAAGTTAAGGATAGTGGTAAACCTACAAGTGACATTGAATTAGAAGATCTAAATAATTTAGAAAATGAATTGAATAATTTAGTTGAAGATACGTCATACAGTAGTTTTAAACCAAAATCTGATTTATTTTCATCACCTAGTAGTTTATTTGAAGAAAAACATAGTGTTAAGTTTAGTGATGAAGAACCTAGTATTGGTCAATCCACTTCTCAAACTTCAAACAACACTAAAACATGGGATGGTTTTGGTAAATTCAATGATATTCCTTTGAATCCTGATGCATCTATTCCTATGGAACCAAAATTGTCTAAGGATGAACTTTTAAGAGAGAAATTCAAGTATTTAAGAAAATTAGAAGCTCTTGAAAAGAAAGGTGTAGAAATATCCAAAAAATACAATATGGATTCACCTTTACAAGAAATGCAGGGCGAATATGAAACCATTATGGAGGAGAAAAGTAAACAAAATTCTGTTAAATTTCAAGGTAATATGATGATGGCACTTATTAATGGTCTTGAATTTTTAAACAGCAAATTTGATCCCTTCGACATCCAACTAGACGGATGGAGTTCTCAAATTGAAGAAAATCTTAGTGATTATGATGAGATTTTTGGAGAGCTACATGAGAAATATAAGAGTAAGGCATCTATGGCACCTGAATTGAAGCTACTTTTCCAATTAGGTGGCAGTGGAATGATGGTACATATGAGCAACACCATGTTTAAAAGTGCAATGCCAGGTATGGATGATATTTTGCGTCAAAATCCTGATCTAATGCGCTCTTTCCAAAATGCCGCAGTTAATTCCATGTCTCAAAGCAGTCCTGGTTTTGGTGGTTTTATGAGTAATTTTATGAATCCTGAACCCCAAGTGCCTCAAGGACGCGGACCTCCTGCACCAATGGCTACTCAAGGTCCTAATGCAGTGCCACTACCTCAAGGCAGACCTGGAAATAATAGTTATGCCAGACCTGATTTAAATTTTAGCAAAAGTAATTTTGTAGATGATGGAATTAGTCTTAGAGAGAATTTTGAGAGACCAGATATGCAAGATAGAACAACAAAAAGAAGTCCTGCGCGCCCCGAAATGAAGGGACCAAGTGATATTAGTGATATTCTCTCTGGACTTAAAACAAAGACAATTAATATTCAAGAACCTATAAGCCAAGACTCAGTAAATATAAATGATAGCAGCACCATTAGTATCAATGACCTAAAGGAGATGCAAGCTGAAGGAAATATGCCTAAACGAAGCGGACGTCGTAAGAAGTCAGCAAGTAATACTATTTCGTTAGATATCTAAACCACCTTTAGACCTAAGGTACTAAAGTGGAGCCAAAATCAAGAGAGTTAATGTTTATTTTTATAACTTCTAGTTTTTTTTTGTTTTCTTTGTGTTTTTGTTCTTCCACCACTAGGAACTTTTTCAGGAACTTTTCCACTAGGAACTTTTGCACTAGGTTCTCCGGATGATATTGTTTTTGTTTTCAATATCATTTTGTTATAATCATTAATAAATGATTTTATATTCTTCATTTTACCTAGTTCAATATAACTTATACTTGGCCCAACTGAACCTACTCTGAATACATAATTTGGATAATTTGGATTAGTTGGTTCAAGCATTTTTTCTGTTGAAATTGCAGTTATTTGTTTAGGTGTTCCATTTGTACCAGGTATTTCATAAAAATTTGCAGGTGATTTAGGCGATGAAATTGATCTTAATTTTTCAGGAATTCCCGGTGTATATTCACTATATATAGGACTTTTTACCATTTGTAAAACCGCATCACTAGGATTTTTTTCTGATTCATTTACAAATTTATCTAAAGAAGTTCCAGTTAAATTATTAGTTTTGCCATTATTTAAACCATCTAAACCATAAAATGTAGGGACACTATTACCTTTTTTATTTTTTTGATTACCTGTATAGATATATTTTTTTCCATTTATTGTAAATAAACATCCTTCTTTACCTTCAAATAACATTTATATTATTCATATAAAAGAAATCCTAAATGTAGATTTATTAATATCCAAAAAATGGAACATATCTATACCAATAAGGTTGTTCCTCCTGGTATATATATAAGGGACTCATATAAGGTCCACCATAATTGTATCCACTTGAACCTCCATATCCATATCCTCTTCCATATCCATATCCATATCCTCTTCCTCTTCCTACTCCATATCCATATCCTCTTCCTCCACCATAATGACCTATTCCATGACCACCTCCTCCACCATGACCTTCAATTATATTCTTATTATTTAACCAACGCGAAATTAAAAACATATTAAAAATAAAAATGCACATAGTAGCCATCTTTTTATATTCATTATATAAAATGCATATAAAATAATTATTTTCTTCCTTTTCTTCTAGATTTTCTTCTAGATTTTCTTCTAGATTTTCTTCCTTTTCTTCCTTTTCTTCTTCGTGTTTTGCCTCCTAATGAAGAAAATGAAGTAGGCTCAGGAATTAAACTAGAATCCACCGGAATTGGAACAGCAGGTGGAAATACTACATCATCAATAGTCATACCATCAGGTGCATATATTTTTCCACCTACAATATAAGATGCACTTAAGGATGTATGTCCTGATCTTGAATATTTATTACCTTTACATGTTTTATCATTGTTTAGTTCTTTGCATGTACCACTACTACAGCAGTATATTTTTCGTTTAATTAAACCTAAGGTAAATCCAGATTCATCCGGATGATAATTAAACGCACTACAATTTAAAATTGCATTCATTGCTTCATCATCATAAACCTTTCTAAATTCAGGCGAGTTATCTATTACATAAGTTTTTTTTCATGTAGTTAAATCAATTGCTCTTTTTTTACCATCTTTTAACAATTCACTATCTTCAGTTGATGCAAGAAAATAGTTATCTCTATATTTATAAACAATACCAGATGGCTGTGTCATAACTTATATAAATTATAATAATATTATAAATTAACTTTTTTTTATTTAAATAATAATCTTTAAATTAAATAAATGAGCCGTTTTACAAATAATAGACCAGTTTCCAATATTACTATGACCAATTGCAAAAAAGGAGGAATCAAAATTAAAGAGACAAATAATGGGTATAAAGCAGATCCTTTTGCAAATGTAAACCCTTTTGTAAACGAAACAAAGAGAGAAAATGTAACGTATAATTCAGATTCTTATGCAAATTTAGACTTAAATATTGACAACTATTCCAGAGAAGAACTTTATAAATTATTCGGTTTACGAGTTTCGAATACATTAAGCGAAGACATCATGAAAGAATGTAAAAAAATTGTTTTAAAAACGCACCCGGATAAATGTCGTCTTGATGAAAAATATTTTATCTTTTTTGGTAAAGCATATAAAAAATTATTAGGTATATATGAATTTCAAAATAAAACGAATTCAAAAAAATCGGCAGATAAAAGTGAATATTATGACTCTAATAATGGTGAGATACTTGATAATATGTTTGAAAAAAATAAACACTTAAAAGAATCCAAAAATTTCAATCAATGGTTCAATTCACAATTTGAAAAACATCGTCTTGAAGATCCAGTTGAAACTGGTTATGGTAATTGGTTAAAATCTGACGATGATATTGTATTTACACCTACCGGTATAACTAAAGATCGCATGGCAATAGAAATGGAAAAGAGAAAAAAACAAGTACAAACTCTTACAACCTATGGAGGTGTCACTGACTTGTATGCATCTACATTTGGTGGATCTTCTTTAATGTCATATGACAGCAATTTTTCTTCGGGAACTCTTTTTAGCAGTGATGGTATGGGATATACAGATTTACGTCAGGCATATGTAGAATCGGTCATTCCTGTTACAGAAGATGATTACAACAAGAAACAGAAATTTAATAGTGTGGATGAATATAAAAGACACCGAGACACTTCAAACATTGTTCCACTGAGTAAAGAAGAAGGGATGCGTAAATTATACCAACAAGATAAAGAAAAAGACGAAGAATCTGCAGCTTTGGCTTTTTATTATGCTCAGCAATCCGAGAAGGCAAAGAAAAACGATAATGATTTTTGGACAGGGTTAAAGCAAATCCACCTTTTCTAAAGGTGGAGCCAAATCTAAATCAATTGATTCACTATTACTTACTAATACTACTGGACATTTTGGCTCCACCTTTTCTAAAGGTGGATTAAAGATGATTTTTTTCAATCAATACTTCTTTTGCAACCTTTTTAATGATTTTTTCTTCTTTTTCAAAATCATTATCCCCTGCACCTCCCATAGATTCTATAACAATTGAATTAAATTGGTCTGACACTTTTGAAGTACTTTTTTTCCATTCTGGATGCAATAATTTAAAGTCAGAAATCAAGTCTATATTTTTGTTAGAAATTCGTCTAACCATTTTATGTAATTTTGCTTTATTCTCATCTTCCTTTTCCCATTTATCTTCATCTTTAATATACATTGTTTC